AACATCACAGGTAATTTAACTGTTCCTGGATCCAACACACAGGTGTTATTCAACAATCAGGGCAACGCAGGTGCCTCAGCTGGCTTGACATTTGACACAGCAGGACCAAACTTACTCACAGTAGGCGGGAACGTACAGGCAGGCAATTTAAGAACTGCTGGAGCCATATCTGCCACAGGTGCGGTAACAGCCGCATCAGTAGTGGGTGGCGTAATCACAGGTTCGTCCGCATCAGTCACTGGTACTGTGACAGGTGCATCAGTAGTGGGTGGCGTGATGACTGGCACAAGCGTGTCCGTAACTGGCAATATTACAGGTGGTAATGTATTAGGTGGCGCCAATGTCAATGCTACAACACATACAGGTTCCACAGTGAGTGTAACCGGTGCAGTAACAGCCGCAAGTGTAGTGGGTGGCGTGATGACCGGTACAAGTGTATCTGTGTCAGGTGCAGTAACAGGTGCGGGCATAACTGGCACAAGTTTGACAGTGTCAACAGGTAACATCACAGCTGGTAATTTGTTGGTATCTGGTGCCATCATTGACTCGGCTCAGTTAGACATCCAAACCTCAGCAGCCAATGCCAACATTGTGCTGACTCCAAATGGCACAGGCAATGTCAATATCAGTGCCAATATCATGCCCACAGCCAATGCCACTGCCAATATTGGCAGTGCAACACTCAGTTACAACACAGTATTCGCCAAAGCTACTTCAGCACAGTATGCTGACTTGGCAGAAATGTATGCCGCAGACGCTGAATACACCCCGGGCACTGTGCTGGTATTTGGTGGCAACAATGAAGTTACCTTAGCTGCGGTGTGTGCAGATTCGCGAGTGGCTGGTGTGGTTTCTACCAATCCTGCTCACTTGATGAATAGCACACTTGAAGCAGAACATGTTGCGGCAGTCGCATTGACCGGACGAGTCCCGACCAAAGTAGTTGGCACAATCCGTAAAGGAGACATGATGGTCACAGCAGGCAATGGCTACGCACAAGCCAGTGCAGCACCTGCCATGGGAACCGTGATTGGTAAGGCTCTAGAGAACTTTGATGGTGAGTCAGGCACAATTGAAATTGTGGTTGGTAGACTATAACGTCTGTTCCACTTGCTGTATCTTTTGCTGAACAGCATCAATATTCATGGTATTCCACAGTCCTGGATGCATGGGTCGAGGCCAAGCACCTGCATCAATCCAGGCATAGCCCAGGTGTTCATAGTTGAGTCTAGGTGTAAATTCTGAAGCTACCACACAGATCCAGGTGTGATATTCAAAAGCTGAATCTGCTGAAGTGAATTTTTCCAGTGGTATTAATCGCAAGTAGGTGGGAAAGAATCCCAGTTCTTCAATGCATTCACGTTCCATTCCGCCCAGCAAGGTTTCACCTGTTTCAATCTTGCCACCAGGCAGTCCCCAAGCACCAGGATGTTTGGTATCGTTGCGTAAGAGATAAAGATAGCGGCCTGAGTCTTTACTACGGAACCACACGCCAACTGCTTTCAAAGTATTTAAATCCATATTACAGAACTAAAGACCAGGTGCCCCCAACATAAACACCTTGGTAACTCTTGACCCAAGAATCGCCATCCCATTCATATTGGATCCCAGTAGTGATATTTGTCACATACTGGCCAGCTGGCTGTCCGCTGGCTCTAAAAACCACTCGCCAGTAGCTGTTGGTATATTCAACAATGTCATTGGCCTCTGCAATCAAGGGCCTTCCATTGGCGCCAATCCAGGCTGATGCTGGTTCAACATTATTTTGTGACCCAGTGGCTTCGGTCAATAGATAGCGTTGACCTTCTATGGCTGAATCTAGCCCATCAGCTGGACCACTGGCCAAGGGATTGATCACAGCATCAATGGGATCCAGTGTGTTTTGTGGCACAGTGTCAGTATCAACATCAAACAACAAAAATCTATCATCGTTGGGGTTAACTACAATTGTACCAACAACAAATGATTCATCTTGTTGTTGCAGACGAATTTGACTAATACCTGGACGTAACACACCATACATGCTGATCACAGCGGGCCAAAGCAGGCTACTGCCCGACACAATCGACGCAGGGTCAAGGTTGTTGTTGCTGCCATTTGGTACAATAGTGCGTGGTTGTAAACACTGTAATTGATTACCAATCACTACCAATTCATAATTGCCTGGAGTAATTAACACTCTGGTACCCAACAACAGATCATTGTCTGTGACAGCATTACTCAAATCACCTTGAGCATCATACATGCTCATGATAATGCGTTCAACCACGCCCAGTTTCTTGACCTTGGCTGGAGCTGAAATATAAATTGGCAATGAAAATTTAATGGTGGCCATGTCAATGGGATTCTCAGTGTTAATTGGCACAGTTCTTGAAGTCCAGGTCACTGATTCAAGATCAACTGTGCTCAAACTAGTCCAATCAATGAAGTTGTCTGTGCTTTGCACTTCAAGACTGGGATTGAACAGGGTCAGCAGTTGTTCCAACAACTGCATTTTTTGATTGGTGTTCGAGGTCCAAATATCCAGTGTAATACCCAGCTTGTAGGGCACAGGCATGAGTCGTTCTATGGTAAAGGCATTGCCTTGTGTGGTCTCATATGACTCAGTTGCGGTATCATAAGTGCGTTGGCGTACATTGACCTTGCTCACATGATAAGGCTCTTGCATTCTGGGACGATCGTACTCCAGGCTTGACACATAGAAGGTCATCAAGGGTGCCGCTGGCATTGAGTTACGACTGTTCTCTTGAATGATAACCTGTGCATTGCGACTGGCATCTCCATAACGAACCGGCACCCGAATCAAGGTGGCATTGTTCACACCATCTGTTTCGTTGCCGTATTCAATTTGAAAGTTGCTGATGATCCGGGTAAACTGTAGTAGAAAACGTCGGATTTGCGCATCGTAGAAGAACATCTGACTCATAATTAACTCGATTTCTGGCCTGGTTGTGTGTTGGGGTACGGATTGGGATCTTGAAATCCATTTTGATCTCCGTTGTCAGCACGTGGTCTAAGAATTTCACTGAGACTTTGCCGACTGGGAATATTGCCCATGTCAGTGGTACGTGTAGTATATGTATTGTTAACAAAGCTGGAGCGCAAAGTATCGTTGGTTGGACCGTTGTTGAGATTGGTACGTACCTTGTCTTCTATCTTGACCCAACGTCGACTATCATAACGGAACAAACGATTGGGAAAATAATCCAATCGCAAGCAGTAGTCGCCAGCCACAGGATTCAACGGGAACTGTACCCCGGTCACAACTGGCAGGCCGTTTGGCGGTACACCATCTCCAGTTAGATAACCCACAGTGTAACCATCAGCTTGAGGAGTTATATTCATACCACCTTGTGTGCCATCCACAGTGACATTGCTATCTGTAGTCAGTGATACAGGATTGGCTGGTTGTCCATCTGCTAAGGTTGGCAAAATATACAAAGGCTGGGTGTCGTAACCACTTGCGGGAACTTCAACGTCAGCTTGTGCAAGAATAGCATCGTTGATCTGCTTATCTTTGGTGCGAGTACTAAACACTTCACTTTGTGTGGCTGGATTGTATAGTTCCCAATAATTGGTATTTGTAATCTCTGTGTCAGCAGGAGTATTTTGTCGAGCACGATAGTACACGTCACCCGAGTTGGTAATCCAGCCAGTGGGGTAGAAGTTGCCTGAATCCCAGATGTTTTCTGACACAACTGGTTTTTTCAGTATGTCTTTGAACTCTTGATTGTTGGTCATTGGCGTGGCTTTCACACGCCAGGTATGTGGCATCCAGGTTTGACTCATGCCTTCTGTGGCAAAGTCTGCATCTTGAACCACATAGTATCTGGGCAGGGGTTGTGGAATGGCGGCGTTTAGTGGATTATAATCTTTCAAGTTGGGCACTTCCAACACATCGCCGTTCATGAGTTTGCGACCAAAGGTGTCAATCATGTCATTGTAGTGGAATGTTATAAACAAGGTATCATTGTTTAAAAACAGGCCAAATTGTGTTAGGTCAAAGTCAATGTCTTGATGATTATAAACGCCTCGCATGACATATACATCCGGATCGTAAATTCTGTCACGGTTTTCCAGCAACAGCAAGTCTTGAATGTTCAATGGATCCAGGGTTTCGTATATGGGTTGAGTGATATCATAGTTGCCGGAAAATGCCGAATCCTCACCGCCAGTTTGCGGTCCCATGTATTTGTGGATAAAAATGTCCATACCTCCAACGGTGTACATTTCGGAGATTGTGCGGTCCAAAAATTGGTAATCACGAGTTCTGTTAGGTCTGTATAAACTTAGGCGGGGCATAATAGTATTTATGGGCAGGTTGACCAATAAATCTCAAAGTGTTATAATTACTGCATTAATACAAAAGGAGCCGGCGTGAAACCCATTAAACTGTTAAATCCCCGTAGTTCAGACACCAATGTTATGGGTGGGGAACCTCCGTGGCGAACCCAACCAACAGAAAATCGCATTAGTGCCCTGAGCAAAGCATTCAGTTGGTACAACTACTTCTACGGCAAAAAAGATGCTCGTGACATGATTGTGAACTATTTGGAGTCACAGGACCGCAAGGCAGATGTGCGCATACTAAAAAGCATTCCAGATTCGGCCATACGCCTGACCACAGGTTGGTTGTGTCGCATGAAGATGGTTGGTCTGGAACTGAGCGAAACTGAACAAATCAAATTGGATAATTTGTTAAAAGAAATCTTGACCAGCAAACAAACAGAGCAAGTGGATGCCGAGCCAGCGTCTGATGCTCCGGCCAAGCCCAACATACAAGATCGACTTCGTGAAAAAGTTGGAGAGTGTGCAGCCGAACTTGACGGTATGTTTGACGAATTCATGGTGGCTGGTGCCAAAATGTCAGCAGACTACAAGCCTATTATGATGATTCGTGGCATGAACGTAGCACCGCAAATGGTTAATGAAATTGCCAATCGTTGGAAACGCAAACTAGCAGAGTTTGAAGAAGCAGTGGAAGGCCGAGACCCATTACTGGTGGAAGCATACTCTTACTTGACCAAGATTCAGTTGCGTAATTGTGTAAAATTTTGTGAAGCAGTGATCAACGACTGTGGTGCGTATGTGCAGATCAAGAAGGTTGAGCGCAAGCCACGCAAGGTTAAAGCAGTACCCCCAGAGAAACGTGCGGCCAAGTTCAAACACGTTGTAGAGTTTGTTGAACTCAAACTCAAAGGCTTGCCAGCCGCAAGCCTGGTGGACAAAGCTGAAGCATGGTTGTATGATACCAAGAAACGCAAACTGATACACTTGGTTGCTGACAGTCACACACAGGCATTCACCATTAAAAACAATAGTGTGATTGGGTACAGCACAGTAGAAACACTACAAAAAACTGTGCGCAAACCTGCAGACGTTACCAAAGCCATCCAGGCTGCAGGCAAGCCAGCGGCACGTAAGATTTACAAGGAACTGACCACTACAGAAACACCCTGGAATGCCCGTGGTACTGAGAACTTAATAGTGCTAAAGGCCTGGTAAATAAGGGGGAACGGAGTCTCCCCAATGGCTGAACAAAATACACTACCTGAGTTGAAGCAAAATCTTATTGAGTATTGCAAGTTGACCATGGGTGATCAAATCATTGATCTTGAATTAGATCCTGCACACTACGAAGCGGCATACCAACGCACAATTGGTACCTATCGTCAACGTGCCAACAATGCCTATGAAGAAGCCTATATCTTCATGGAGTTGATTCGAGACTTGAACATCTACACCTTGCCCCAAGAAGTGTATAGTGTGCGTCAAATATTCCGCAGAACATTTGGCGATTCAACTGGACCATTTGCATCAAACTTTGATCCGTTTGCACAAGCGTCAATCAACGTGTACCTCATGAACTTCAACGTGGCAGGCGGCCTGGCCACATACGATTTCTACAGTCAGTATGTGGAACTGGCTGGACGTATGTTCGGCGCATACATGAACTACACCTGGAATCCTGTTACCAAGAAACTACAGTTGATTCGTGATCCAAAAGGCACTGGCGAAAATGTACTGCTTTGGGTTTATCAAACCAAGCCTGAAATCCAATTGCTCAGTGATTATCAAATCAGCCAATGGGTCCGGGATTACATGGTTGGTGCTTGTAACATGATCATTGGTGAAGCACGTGAGAAGTTTTAAAC